ACTTATTTCATCAATGATATGAAAACAGGTGATTATCGTTTAAAAGGTCATGCTACAAAAGATTTTTATAGATGGTGCTGTACATGGTCCATAAATGTTGAATCACCTCAAGACTTAGGATTTCAAGCTGATTATTATCAATTACCAAAACTTATTGAAGATACGATTATTCTTGAAATTGATGTGATTGATGATGAATTTGAAAATGGGTTGTTTAGAGAGGTTGGAACGTCAGCAACTTCTTTTCATAAAGAAAAATCAAGGACAGCAGATATACGTGCTAAAAGATGTGCTGAGATAGTCAGCAGAAATGATGAGCAGTATCTTATCTGGTGTGATACAAATCAGGAAGCTGATCTTCTAAAAAAATACATTCCTGATTCAGTGGAAGTTCGTGGCAGTGATACTAATAAGAAAAAAGAACAGGCATCAATGGATTTTAAGAAAGGAAATATAAGAGTTCTCATTTCTAAGCCTAAGATATTTGGATATGGTATGAACTTTCAAAAATGTCATAATGTAGTTTTTTGTGGATTGACATATTCTTATGAAAACTACTATCAGGCATTAAGAAGAATATACAGATTTGGTCAAAAAGAAGATGTTCATTCATATATAGTTTTAGGATCAACAGAAAGACATATTCTAGATAACATTACAAATAAAAAAGAAATACAGCAACTATTAAAAAATCAAATGGATATGTCTGTTAAAGAAATACAATTATTGAATTTTAATGAAAGAGAGGTAGAGCAATCTGAACAATATAATAAAAAAGTTCAGTTGCCTAAATTTATATGAGTTATGAAATATACAATGATGATTGTGTCAATGTATGCAGTCAGTTTCCAGATGACTGTATTGACTTGATTGTCACATCAATTCCTTTTGCAAACTTGTATACATACAGTGATGATGAAAGAGATTTTTCAAATGTTAAAGATTTAGATCAATTCTTTCAACAAATGGATTATTTAATTCCTCAGCTTTATAGAATTACAAAACCAGGTAGATTAATTTGTTTACATCTGAAACAAATACCTACTTTTAAAGGAAGAGATGGAGCAATGGGATTGATTGATTTTAGAGGAATGGTTATAAAAGCATTTCAAAAGCATAAATGGATTTATCATGGTGAAATAACAGTATGGACTGATCCACAAATTGAAGCAACAAGAACAAAAGCAGCTTCGATATTATGGAACAGCTATAAAAAATTTGCAGAAATAACACGCACTGGTATGGCAGATTATGTTGTTATCATGCAGAAACATGAAAGGGAAGATGAATGGGTTCATGTTGTTCATGAAAACAATGATGATGAATTTCATCAATGGACATGTATTGCTAGTCCTTGCTGGGCACTTAGTGATAAGACACCTAAGGTTTCAAGAACAAATGTATTGAATACAAAAATTGCAAAGGAAGATAAAGATGAAAAACATATGACACCACTGCAATTGGATTTAATCGAACATCTTATCAAATGGTATACAAATGAAAATGAGGTTGTACTGGATCCGTTTGCTGGAGTTATGAGCGTTCCTTATTCAGCTGTTAAATTGAATAGAAATGCAATAGGAATTGAATTAAAAGAGTCATATTATAATACAGGACTGAAATATCTAAAAGAGCTTGAATTAAGCTTAAATCAGCCAAATTTATTTAATCTGGAGGTATAGTTATGAAAATATATATTGCAGGTCCAATTACCAATAATCCTAATTATGAAAAGAAATTTAAAGAAACTGAAAAAATGCTGAAATTAAGAGGTCATGCAGTTATTAATCCAGTCAAAAATCTTGGCTTTTCTTATAAAGAATACATTGACATGGGATTATGTGAACTTATGAAATGTGATGCAATATACTGTTTGAATGGATGGGAAAAATCAGAAGGTGCTTTATTGGAAAATCATTATGCATTGATATGCAATTTAAAGATATATTATGAGAGAGATGTGCAATGAGTGTTATCGGATATAAAGGCTTTGATAAAGATTTAAGATGTCGAGGTATGCAATTTGAGGTAGGAAAAATATTTACTGAAGATTGTGATCCTAAAACAGTAAGATGTGGATTGTATTTTTGTTTAGAGCCGTTTGGAGTATTTGAGCATTATCCAAAGAAACAGGGAAATAGATATTGCATAGTAGAAGCACTTGGAAAATTATCAACTGATTCATCATTAGATACAAAAGCATCAACTAATAAATTGAAGATTGTTAAAGAGATATCAGAAAAAGAGTTATATAAAATTCAGATGGAATATCGAAATGAAATTGATAAAAAAATAAGGAGTGGTATTGATGAGTTTCAAAGAAGAAATAGAGAAGAGCAATGATCCAATGGTGATTAAAATAAAAGAATATCTTTTTTCAAGAAATGATGTATCAAAACTGCTTGAAAAGAGTGATAAAAATATTGAAGATTGTATTTTATATGTAAACTATGCTGTATTCAATAAATTTATTAATCCAAAAATAAAACATCATTCTCATAAAATGGAAAGAAATTGGGAAAGTACACATGTTGATGAAAGTTTTGTTTATAGTTCTGTAATGCATTATCTTGATGAAGATATTAATATGTCAATGATAAAAAAAGAAATGGAAAGTATCATTGTGGGAACACCTAATCAAAATGCAATTAATGATAATAGTTCATTAATCAGAGAATCAATTGAAAAAGAGTATCAGCAAAAATTTGAAAGTGAGATTGAACAAGCAAAGCGTGATGCAGCTGCTGAAGTAAAGAAAGAGATACAGGAGGAACGCCAAAAGAAAAAAGAGGAACAGGAAGCCAGAAAAAAAGAAAAGGAGCTTGAGAAGGAACTTAAGAAAAAACAGGAGCAAAGGCAGATGAGTCTATTTTGAAAAAGAAATATATTTATGATGAGCTTGAAAATATTCCAGAGTTCAAAAATATGAATTTGATATATAGAAAAGCAAGACATCAATCAAGAAAGTTTAATCTGATACTTAGAGAAGAATTAGATCATATAAATTATGGTTATTATTGTACACACTGCAATAAATATCATTATGGAAAAAAGATAAATGTTGGAACAATGATTAAATGTCCTTTTTGCAAGACTAGATTAAAAGTTGGAACAAAAAGAAACAATATTGAAACATTTAAAGACTGTATAACATATGCTCAAAAGAACAGAAGAAAAGAGCTTATATTCAGAGTGTTTTATTATGAAAGAGAATATGATAAGAAAACAACTTCATTTAATGATAATGCATTTGAAATCATGAGAATAAATGTAGATAGAAATATTAGAATAGTGAGATATAACTATACAGTATTCTATGAAGTGAGATTTAAAGAAAGTAAGGGAACAAAGTGGAAAAGATTTACTCCATATTATCAATGGTATCACTTGAATTTTGTATCATATATATGCAATGACTCATTAAGCAGAGTTTTAAAAAATACACAATATCAATATAGTGCCTTAGCAAAAGCTCAACATTATGTCAATGCAATTGATTATTTGAAAATATATGAAATGATGCCAATACTTGAAATGATTGTTAAATTTAATATGACTAACGCATTAAAATATTATGTAAGAAATGTCTATGTTCAAAGTAATGCTGATGAAGCTACAAAATTTTTAAAGGAAAATAAAAGATTTTATAAGTTCTGGAGACAAACGAATCCAGATGTAAGAATAATGCAGGCTATGGTTGATTTAAATACATATGATGATAAATTTGCAAAACAATCATTAAAAAAAGGTATGAGGTTTGGAGAACAGCATTATACAAATGATATAAAGCTTGCTAAATATCTTGTGAAATCAAATGGCGATTACACAATCTGGAAAGACTATATAGAATTTCTTGAACAGTTAGAAGTTAAAATTGACAAAAGTAAGTTATTTCCAAAAGATCTTATGAAAGCACATGATAAGTTCTTTAATAATCTGAAAATATTTGAAAACAAGGAATATGAACAAGATATTATTGATTTTGAAAAGATGATAAATCCTTATAACTATAAAAATGATAGTTATATTATCAGATGTGCGAAAACAGTTGATGAACTTGTAGAAGAAAGCTCTAAATTAAATCATTGTGTTAGAAATTATATTCCAAAGATATCAGCACATCAATCAGCTATATTCTTTGTTAGAAAACAAGATAATATGGAAGAGCCATATATAACAGTGGAAGTTGATCCAATAAATAAAGTATTGATTCAATGTCGTGCTATATCAAATAAAGAGCCACCAAAAGATGTTATGAATTTTATTAGAGAGTGGTGTGAATCAAGAATAATTGATTATAGCATGCTGACATATACAACATAGGAGGCATATGAATGAAAAAACAAGAGAAATTATTGCAAGCATTAATAGGTTTAGAAAGTGTGTTAGAAACACATGGAATAGAAAATATTAAAGTTGAGATTCATCTGGATGATGGTACGTTTGAATCAATAGATTGTTATCAAGAAATCAAAGACTTTATCATTGATTTTATTAATGTAAAACCAAATATATTTGATGAGGCAAATAAAGAAGAATGTGAAAAGGCATTAGATAATTTATACAGTGTTCTTGAAAATCCTTGTAATGGGTGCAACCATAACGAAAGTGAACTTTGTATCTCTTGCAATGTAAAAGAAAGTCTAAACATTATAAGAAAGATTATCAAAGAACACTTTAACAACACATTAAGACAACTTGAATATGCAATAAATCAAAATATATATTTATTGAAACAAATTGAATACTTTGAAAACCCTCAACCATACAAATTAGAAGATTTGAAACCAAATATGTGGGTTTGGGATAACAAATTAAAGAACTGTATTCAATGTGATCCAGGCAAAAATGTTATGGGAGTCGATTGTGTGTGGCATTGGTATGATTATGATTATATGGGAGAATTAGACGAGGATTATATTGAATTTGAAGAAAACAGATTCTTCCCTGTTCAGAAAGCGAATGATGGTTTGAAATGAAAATATTAGATGTTTGTTGTGGATCAAAAATGTTTTGGTTCGACAAGAATAATCCAAATGTAACTTTCATGGATAATCGTATATTACATGATACCTTATGTGATGGAAGAAAAATTGATGTAGAGCCAGATATTATTGGAGATTTTCGCAATATACCATTTAACGATAATACATATGATCTAGTTGTATTTGATCCACCACATTTATTTAAGGTAGGAGATAATTCCTGGTTGGCCAAGAAATATGGAAAATTGAATCCAAATACTTGGCAAGACGATTTGTCAAAAGGATTTAATGAATGTATGAGAGTTTTAAAGCCTTGTGGAACATTGGTTTTCAAATGGAATGAAGAACAAGTGAAGTTAAAAGATGTACTATCTTGTTTTAATATAAATCCGTTATTTGGAAATAAGAGAAGTAAGACTTATTGGTTAGTCTTTATAAAAGTGAATGAGGGGTTGGACAATGGTTTATAAAAAGAAATCAGATAGAGAAAAAGAATTTGTTGATTATGCAAAAAGTATTGGTATTGATTGGTTTACTATAATGCATGATCATAGTAATTGTTATTATTGCTTGATGTTAAAAAATGGTGAGCAAAGATATTGGACTAACTTTAGCGAAGAAAGTTTAAAAGAATTGGGAATTGAATAAAGTAAGTGAGGGACAGAAGTGAAAAAAGGAAGAAATTTAAGACCCCAAGAACCAGTGAGCTTTGTTGTTGAACATAGAGGCAATGAAACAATATTAAGAATAAGTGAAGATGTGGAAGTTTTATTACATATTCCAGAAGGAAATAGAAATAATGGATGTATTGTATATAAGAAAAAAGGAAATGTTATGAAGTATTAATGTAGCATTTTACCCATTTACAATAAAAAATATAAGGAGGAAAGAAAGATGGGAATTATAGTATTTATTTTTAAGTGTATTTTAGTTATTTTAGGTATTTTATTTATGGTTGGATCATTCTATGATCTAGAAGAAGAAAGGTTTAATAATAAGCCAAATAAGCTTATTATTGCTGGATTAATATGTTTTGCAATATTTATTGTATCTTCATGTGTTGCTGTTGTTCCAGCGAATACAGTAGGAGTGAAGTATTCTTCATTGAATGGAACAAGTGAAAAGACATTAAATGAGGGGATTCATTTTGTAACTCCATTTGTAGATAAAATATATGAAATTGATACAACTATTCAAGAAAGAACGGATGAAGGTGTGTCAGTCCAAACAAAAGATGCTCAATGGGTTAAGATGGAAGTCAATGTAAAGTACCAAGTATCAAAAGAAAATGCTTTTAAAGTATATAAAGGATATAAAACATTAAGTAATTTAAATAAAAATATTATTGGCAATTATGCTCAAGATGCACTTAATGAAGTATGTAGTGAGTATAATGTGATTGATATTCTTGGAGAAAAGAGAAATGAAATTCTTATGAAAACAAATGAGATTCTTAAGCATAAATATCTTGTAGAGGGTGTTGACTTAAAGTCTTTAACTATTAAAGATGTTGATGCAGGAGAAGCCATTGAAAAAGCAATACAAGATGAAGCAGTTGCAAAAAAAGCTGTAGAGACAGCTAAGCAAAATCAAGAAAAAGCAAAGACTGAAGCTGAAACAAAATTGATTCAAGCTGAAGGTGAGGCAAAGGCAAATGCAGTTAAAACAAAAGAATTAACAGATAAGATTTTGATTGAAAAATGGATTTCAAAATGGAATGGTGAACTTCCAAAGGTCAGTGATGAAGGCAATATGATTGATATAAGTGAATTGTTGAAATAAGGAAACTAGCAAACAATGAAAGTCATAATATCACTAAAGAATGGTAGAAAATCAAAATTAGATGATGTAAGAATGATAAAACCATTAGTTAATGAACATAAAATTATTGTTGAGTATAAACAAGTATGTTCATTTGAGTTTATAGATGATAAACCAAAATTACAAAAAGTTAAATGGTATATAGATAAACAAGAACTAGAAAATATTGAAATTATAGAATTATAGAAGAATCATCAAGCAATGAGAATAGAGGTTAAAACATGAAATTTATAGAGTTTGTTGAGCAGTTTGCAGAGATAAAAAATATAAATTTATTACATTGTCAAAAGGAAGTTATAAAACAAATATCACAAGCAATAGAAGAAGGAAAGGAAATAAAGATAAATTGTTTAGTGAGTTCTGGTAAGAAATTTTATAGTGATTTATTAAAAGCCAAACATAAAGAAATAAAGGAAGTGAAAGATGATGTATAAAGTAAAATCAAAAATTAAACAAATAGAATTTAAAGATATTGAATTAGACACATTAACATCAGGTGAAGTTTTTATGTGTGATTTAGGTGAAGATATTTTAGAAGATTTATATTTTCAAAAAATAAGTCATGTACTTGAATATGTAAGAAGCAATAGAGAAATAGTGTTATTCAAAGTGGAAAGAGAAGTGGATGATGATTAATTTAGAAAAGCAAAAAGAATATTTTAAAAATCATATTGCAACGTTTAGCGATTATGAAAATATTAAGATATTAGATTTTAAAGCTCCTAATTCATCACATTATAGAATTAGATTTATCTTTGAAGAAGATTACTGTAGATTGCATATATCAGGTGATTTAGGTGAATTAATTGCATCAAATAGTTATAATATGACTTTTGATAAATTCTCTGATTTTGTAAATGATGTTGGATATTTAAAAAAAAAAATAAGATGTTCATCAAGAGATATTTATACATATGATGTTAACAAAGCTGAGCAAGATTTAAAAAAATTAATACAAGAATATGATCTAGAAGGAAATGTTTTATATGAATATGATACATGGGATAAAGATGAGGAAAATATCAACGATTTTATAGAGGATGTATTAGAAGATTTTGATAATGGAATAAGAAAAAATGGATATGATAGAGCTTCAAAAGTGATAGATGATTTCTTTGAAGATGTAAAATATATTGGAAGACAAGAAACAGGAATACTTGATTTATATATGCTTGCTTTTAAATTAGCTGTGCAACAATTAAAAGATAGAAATGTGATTATTAGTAAGGAGGATTAAAAGATGTGAGACGAATCAAAACATTTGGTGGTCAGCACCAAACACTACCAATCAAGGATGAAAAAATGTTAAGAAATTTCATGTACTGTCTTCTTAATAAAAGAGAAAAGGCAAGTACAGAAGTAAAACGATATCAAGCTGATCGTAATTGGATGATGTGTTTGATAGGATTTAATACTGCTTTTCGTGCAGAAGATTTATTACAGTTAAGAGTGATTGATGTCAAATATGGTTATGTACATATAAAAGAAAATAAGACTGGTAAAATGCAGAACTATAAAATGAATAAACAGTTAAAAGATGAAATCAATAAATATATTGAAAGAAATCATTTGACTGATTATGATTATATGTTTTTAGGTCAAAAGAAAGTTCAAGATGGAAAAATCTATTCATTACCAATAACAAGACAGCAGTCACATAGAATTGTTTCCAGAACAGCTAAGGAAGTAGGAATAGGATTTACATTTGGTATACACAGTCTTA